GAGGTGAACATGGCTGGAATACGAGTAAACAGGCAGATACTGGACAAGGCAATAATCTTGTCGGATTACAATATTATGACAATCTGCAAGAAAGCGGGAGTATCAACCCAGATGCTGCATTACTATCGCACGGGGAAATACTACCCGAATGTTTTAATTGCGGTAAAGCTTTGCAAGATACTGGACTTAAAAGTAGATGAGGTGTGGAATGACGAATTTGATATTGCCGAAGAAAAGAAAGTATAGGGAGTGCGAGGATTGCGCCGAATATGCCTTACAATTTTTTGGCTGCGATAACTGCAAGATTAGAAAACGAAAAGAAAAAAAGAAAGAGGGTATTTACAATGGAATTAAATAATGAAGTAGAACTTCAAAATATCGAAAGTCAGATTTCACCAGTAGTAGAAAAAGCGCAAAGTTATGTTGTAGAAACTATCAAAGATGTTGATAATGCCTCTGCGTTTCTAAGAGAGATTAAGGACATGGAAAAGATAGTAGAGGATAAAAGGATTACTTTTACGAAGCCACTAAACGAATCTTTAAAAAACATCAATGACACTTTTAAGAAAATGAGAGAACCGCTTGAGCAGGCAAGGAGCTTGCTCACTAACAAAATTCTAACATGGAAAAGAGCGGAATCGGAAAAGGTGGCAGCAGAACAGGCAGCATGGAGAAAAATACAGGAGGCGGAAGCAGTGCTTAGACGATTAAGAGACGAGCCTGAAGTGAAAGTAGAACCGATTATCGTAGCTCCCGTAGTAAATAAAATCGGCAATATGCAGACCGTAAAGAGGTGGACTTATGAGGTTACGGGCTTTAGCCAATTACCGGATATTTTTAAATCTATCAATACAGTAGAAATAAATACAGCAATCAGAGCCGGCAATAGAGATATCCCAGGTTTAAAGATATTCCAAAGTGAGTCTTTAGCTATTGTAAGCAGATAAAAGGAGGCAGTGATGAAAGTAGAAAACCAGCGTATCGTATATGATTTTTATGAAGCCGTAGAAGTATATCTAAGAAATAAAGTAGAAAATAAAGACAATGAGTATTATAGCCAAAATATTCATGTATCAAGTCTTGATAACTGTGAGCGTCAGGTAGTATATGATTATTATAAATTTCCCAGAAGGCAGAGGACGCTGGCTGAACTTATAACCTTAGATGTTGGCACTTACCTGCACACTGTTATGGACGAAGCATTGCAAGCGTCCGATAAATTTGAAGTTGTCCATAATGAATTGAAACTAACAGAGGGCTTACCTGAAATGTTTAGCGGCAGGTGCGACAATGTTATAACTCATAAGCCCACAGGTAAAAAGATACTCCAGGACACCAAGTCAGTTAGAGCAGGTGCCTTTAAATATTTTGATAATTTAGTTAAGGAAAGTTACAAAAAACAAATTAACACGTATCTGTACGGGCTTGAAAAAATGGGGATTGATATTGACCTGCTGCTGATAACCATATTTGACAGAGGCGGGAGCAACAGACCGCATATAACAGAAGTTGACAGGAAACCTGCCGAAGAGATAGAAGCATTATTTGCCAAGTATTCTAAAGCTGTAATAAGATACGGGGCTGATAAAATACTGCCCCCTATGCTTGATGAATTACTGGACGCAGAAAAATATTGGCAGTGTTCGTACTGCCTATTCCAGGGGCTGACATGCCCGCAAGTAATTTCTGAAAAGAAAAAAGGAAAATAAGAGAAATGAAGGGAGATGACTAAAATGAATAAATGTGATGGTTGCAAGTTTGACTGGCTGCAAATTGTTGTAAAAAATCAAACGGTAAGCCGGTATTGCAAATTGAAAAAAGATTTGGAAGAGGAAGGCAAGGAACAAATTAAACAAGCTTTAGCCAATGTAGGGTTGGAGGATATAGATAACTTAGACCCCGATGAAGATGAATATGAGGACATTCAGGAAGGGGAAGAACAAAGGAATTATCCTGATGATAGAGACGGTGCAGATGAATTAAGGGATGCACGTATAGATTGGGATTATACACATAAGGATAAATTTTTGGATAACTACATGAAAGGAGGAAATTAATGAGTGAAACGACTTTTGATGACGATGAATTTAAGGACGTCAATTTTGACACGATAGAGGAAAATGACAAAGAGGTTGCTGATGTGGATATCGCCAGATACAGCCCTCCCGTATCACTTGAGCGTATAGACAAGGATACCGTGATTGCCAACATGAAGGCACAACAGGAAATATTTGAGGCATTCCTTGAGTATGTAAAAAACACTTTAAAACCTAAAGTGGATTACTACACCATCGTAGCAGGTGCAAAGCCAAGCTTAGGGCAGACAGGCGCTGAAAAAATACTGGATTTCTTGCGAATATATCCTAAGTTTGCAGTTACCCACAGGGTGCTGTCAAAATCAGAGATAAGCTATGACGTAACCTGTAACCTGTATTCTAAGGTAGATCAGCGACAGGTGGGCAGCGGTGGCGGCTTCTGCAGCTCACAGGAAGATAACTATTTATACGAATGGGTATATGAGAAGTACCTGCCCAAAGGCATAGACAAGAAAAACTTGGAAGTAAAGAATTTTAAGGGCAAGGACGGCAAGTGGTTTAGCAAATATAGAATGGAGCTTGCCAACCATTACAATGTTGCAAACACTGTAAAGAAAATGGGGCTAAAAAGAGCGTTTGTTGATGCAACAGTAAGAAGCACATTTGCAAGCCACATATTTACACAGGATTTGGAGGATAGTTATATAGGGACCAAGTTGGCAAGGGAAGAAACCACTCCGATAATAACGCCCAAAACGTCAAATAAGACGTCTACAAGTCCTGTAGAGCCACGAAAAGCCAAAACTGATACAAAAACCCAAGCTACGGTAAACGAAGCCTTGAAATACCCAGACTTAGACCCCCAAATCTATGTGATGTCTGGTGGCAAGCATAAAGGTGAGCGAATGATAGACTGCCCCAGCCATTATATTGAGTGGAATATTGATACAGCTAAGAAATCCAAATACAAACAAACATTTGAAAAAGTGCCGATGGGAGAATGGGTAAAATTCCTTGAAGTCTGCCTCAAGACACATATAGCATTAAAAGAAGCTAAAGCCGAAACTGTTACTGATAAAGATTTAGAGCCTGAATTTGCTGATATAGAACAGGCAACGCCCGAAGAGTTAGAGAAAGAATTTGGGAAGGAGGAATAATATGAGAATAAAAGAAATATTTTGTAGGCATGAATGGATTAGTGAAAGTTGTTATATGCCAAGTTGGAATGCTTATGAGTTTAGGTCAAAGTGTCTTAAATGTGGCAAAGTAACAATAGACAAAGATAATAAAAAAGAATGGACAACCAAACAAGATAAACATTATATAGGGAAACAATATATTTGGATAAATGGGGAAAAGAAAGATTTATACGAATATGAAAACTTTAATCCCAATAATCCCGGAGGCATATAAATGGAAGCATATAAGATAACATTTCCCGGGTGGCTATGTCAGAGGTGCGGGCATAAATGGCCCAAACTAAAGCCTGCTACACCTATAGTATGCAGCCATTGCCGCAGCCCATACTGGAAAACTAAAAGGGGTGGGGCAGTCTATCCTACGAAAATCCCCACTGAAAGCAAAATTGAAATTCCAATTCCAAAATCAGAAGAAGTGCTAATTGAAATTCCTGTTCATACAGCAAATATGTATTTCACCGATGTAAAACCTATAGAAGTAAAAAAGCTACATATATCTGATGAAGTGGTTAAACATTTTCAGGATAAGACAATATCGGTAAGCACCCCACCACATATACCCCAGAAGGATATAACGCCAGACAATGAAAACACGGTAGAGCGTGAGTGCTTTGTATGTGCGCAGGAGAGGCAGTTTGAATGTGTCAACCATGAGCTAAAGGAAGCCGCAAAGGATATATGCAACTATTGCTTTGGTGCAGCATTCTGGTTACAGAGAGATATGTTTAAGGATATCCTTGATATGCAACCGCCTGAACCAGAGATACAATTTGCACCTACCAAAGACCCCGACAGCAAAGAGGAATATAAAAGGGAGGCATACGCCTGCAAGCTAAAAGTTAAATATCCTGATGGCATGATAGTATGCCCGAATAAAGATAGGGCAAGGATAGTAAAGCCAGCATGCCCGCTTTGTTGGGAGCTAGAGGAATTATGGCACGAGTTAGCCGCAGGTTACAGGGAAAGACGAGGGCTGAAATGAAAAAATTAATTAAAAATCTACTTACAAAATATAACCATTGGGCTATTAAGCGAATACTTAAAAAATCAATAAGCAAACCTTGCCCATCTTTTCACATGAGAAATTTTATGGGAAATGCTTATAAGAAATATTTATTTGATTATAATATTTTAACTGAAGAAGAAAAGGAAAAGTTAAACGACCCTGAAGTTAAGGCATATTATGCTTGGGCAAAAAGAAATAAAAAAGGACAATGGTGAAATTAAGCGGTCGTGTGTTAGGAAGACAATCAGGCATATTTTCTACTTATGAAAGAAGATACTGCGACAGCTGCATTAAATATGATCCTAAAAATGGGAATTGTAGTATTTTAAAAAGAAAAGTTATGTGTCCAGAAGAAAGTAACTGTTCCTGGTTTATGAAGAAATTGGGGGAAAAATGAAAGCGTGCCGGCGTTGCGGGGATTGTTGCAGCTCTGGAACTTTGCTAAATCAATGCAACGAAATAGAGAAAAGATTATTTAAAATGATATATAGATTAATGGATAAAGACATCGAAAACACACCATGCCCTTACCTTGATTTTAAATTAGGAATGGCAATATGCAAGATATATAATGATCGTCCTGATTTTTGCAGGGAGCATTATTGCGAGAAGGCAAAATGAGCATCGAAGTAACAGCTAAGGCAAGGATATTCAACAGCGGAAGTATATCGTTTGAACCTGATGAAGATATAACTGAAAAGCTAAGACCTTTGCGAGGTAAAAATATAATAATAACTTTTAAGGAGATAGAAAATGAGTAAATTTATTAGAGTTACAGCTTTTATCTTAACAGTATTATTCCTGATCGGTGCAATCTGGTATGGGTTGGATTATAAGAACGATAAGATTAATCGCTTGCAAAACGAAATAAATATTTTATGGAATTACAAATTAAATGAGCCTTCACTTAGAGAAAAGATTGCTAAACTTGAAAATGATAATGCGAAGTTACAACAGGAGTTAGATAACTTAAATATACGCTATGCAGCTGACCAGAAATATATAGATTATGTTAATTCCCAATATCTAAAATCAATAATCTGGATAAATATAGCCGAATTAATATTTGAAAATAATGATATTATGTTCCCGCTATACTTGGGGGACAGAGAATTAAATCAATGATAGGCAAAATCATAGTTTATATATTTTTATATTTAATCGCAATAATAGCTTTAATTTTTGGTAAAAGTAAATGTTGACAAATAATTTAGTTTAGTTTAATATTATTTTATACATTGAAGGGAGGTATGTGTGTTAAAAACAGTAGCAGAAATTTGCAAAATTTATGGGGTTACTGACCCATGTGTCAGAATTTGGATTAAAAAAGGGCTGCCTTATAAGATTGAAAAAGTAGTCGGGATAAAACCCCGCATGGTTATACAAATTGAAGATGTGGAAAAATTTATGGAATTTGGGATAAAAACCTACGAGAAAGTATAAATGGATAAATCCGAAGGATATTTTATTATATGGAGAAGTCTTTTCAAGGATACATTATGGTTAAACGGAACGCCAACACAGAAATTATTAATGGTAATATGTATCGGAAAAGCAAATCACGAACCTGGCGAATGGCATTGGCTGGGTGAAAAGTTTACGGTAGAAAGAGGGCAATTTATAACGTCTTTAGAGAGCTTAAAAAAGAACATGGGAAAACACATCACAACGCAAAATTTACGAAGTGCATTGAACAATTTAGAAAAGTACCATTTTTTAACAATGATAGCAACAAAGGCTGGAAGGCTTATAACTGTGCTTAATTATAACGATGGACAGTCTGTTACTAACAAAGATACTAACAAAGAGGTAACAAAGACCCAACAAAGAGGTAACAAAGAGGTAACACCTAACAATAAAGATAATAAGGATAATAAAGATAATAAAAAGATATTACACAAAAAGGGTATCAATATAAATTATGAAAAAGCTGTAGAAATTTTAAATTATTTGAATGAAAAAGCAGATAAGAAATTCACCCCAGCTGGATATGTAGGTATTATTATAAAAAAGCTAAAACAATTCCCCTTAGTTGAGGATTATAAAAAAGTTATAGATATAAAAGTTGCTAAATGGAAAGATGTTCCAGAATGGGACGATAAATTAAGACCAGAAACTTTATTTACTTCAAAGTTTGAAAGTTATAAAAATGAAAAAATAATTAAGGCAGAAAAAGAAAAAACATCAATAGAAAGGATACATGAACAATATAAAAGAATTTAATAGAATTGCAATAGATGGACTAAAGACTCCACTTATATATGACAGGGACCTTGAACTTGAAGTACTTGCCTGTATTGTGTTTAATGCAAATAATTTTTCTAAAATTATGCTGCTTGATATTGATGATTTTTACAGTTTAGAGATGAAAGAATTATTTACTGCTATTAACGGGCAATATGATGTTGATAGAATAATAAACCTACCGTCAATTTATACCACACTTAAAAGCAAAGATTGTTATTTGAGTTTATATAACAGGAATAATTATGTAATTACATCACAAGTTGATGTTAATATAAAAGGATTAAAAGAAAAAAGTAATGCCCGCAAACTCCAGGATATATCATATCAGGCTACAATAAAAGTGTCTGAAGGTGAAAATTCTACCGATATTAAAAACTGGCTTATAGGTGAAACTGAAAAAATAGATACTTTGAATAATATAAGGGAAATAACAAATGACGAGTTAGATGATAGATTTGAAAAAATGCTAAGCCAATCAAACTTATCGCCTACTACTGCAAATCTTAAAAAATTTGATGATAAGACTGGCGGTTTTGATAAAGGAACTTTAACAGTAATAGCTGCGATACAGGGTGCTGGCAAAACAACTCTTGCAATAAATTTATTAAATCATATATGTGGCAGTTTAAATAAAAGCGTTTTATATGTTTCTCTTGAAATGACTTTTGATACTTTGGATTTAATGTCAATTACAAACTTAACGGGAATATCATATTTTAAAATAAAACATAGACATAAAGAAATAGAAGAGCAAGATTGGAAACGAATAAATAATGCGAGGGCAAAAATAAGCGAATATAAGTTAACCAGGATAGGTGAGGAAGAGATAAGTACTGATATTATACGAGACAAATTAAGAGAAAAAAATATTGATGTTGTTATTATTGATTATTTGCAGAAAGTTAATTATTTAAAAAAATATAATAATGAATATGAGAGACTGACAAATATTTCAAGGGAATTAAAAACACTTGCGAATGAATTTAATATACCCATTATTGTTATTGCTTCGTTAAATAGAGAATACTCAAAAAGACCAGATAAAACTCCACAAATTAGTGATATTAGGGGATCGGGCTCGATTGAGTATGATGCCGACATGGTATTATTATTACATAGAGAAGGTGCTTTTGGACAATATAGTGGAGAAAAGAATGTAGAAAAAGAATTTAAGTTTAAACACAATGCACAATTAATATTGGCTAAAAATAGATTTGGTGAAAGCAATATCGTAATTGATTTATTTTTTGATGGTGAAAAATGCTTAATTAAGGAGATGGACGAATATGAACCAGAATGAAAAAGAATATATTACAAAAATAATACTTGATAGACAAGCATTAATAAATGCATTACCAGATAATATCAAATCTCAAATTAATAAAGTTATAAATGGAAAGGAATGATGTCCAGCAATAATATTATATTAAAAAATTGTAAAAAGGAGATGAAGTGAGTTTAAGTACACGTATTGATTTATGGATTAGAAAATTGCATTTTAGTTTTATAGTCAATAATGATTATGATTGCTCCAACGATAAGCCGATGTTTATATGCGAATTAAGTTATAACTTTATAATAAAATTTGGGATAGAGATTTTGAAGGTTTACAACGACAATCATAATTGGAATGGAATAGGTATTTATAATCCTTATTTTAAAAAGTGGCAAATTAAATTAACAATCGGAAAATTTATCAAAATTTTTAATAATGCAATAATTAATAAATTATAACAAGGAGATATTATGACAAATTATATTGTAAATGAAGAAGAATTAAAAAACATTTTTAATATGGGTATAAATGGGGAAGATTTTAGTTTTGATGATTTCCTCAAATCCAAACAACTAGTAGAATTGGTGGCTGAAGGAGACATAGAAGAAGTTCTTGAAGATTTTAGAAGTTGGGTACACGAAGAACATAATAAAATATCACACTTAGAAATTATGCAAGGCAATCTTAAAATGATTAAAGTCTTTATAGTAAGGGAGATATTATGAATTTTACAAAAGACTACATAGAATTATGTAAGTCAGATAAAATACAAAAACTTAAATACTGGAAAGACACTGACGGAGTAATTGATTGGCTGCTTCTAAAAACAGGGGATTGGCTATATTTACCGTTAAGAGAAGAAATTTGGTGTATAGATGAAATTAAAAACTTCGGGATTGCTAATGTTTGGCTTCCAACAGGCGACCAATTAGATGAAATTATAGTGAAGATATGTAAGGAAGGAAATCATTATACAACTGGAACATCAAGTTCAAATAAATGGTTTGTCGAGGTATCATCAAAATATCATAAAGGTGAAAATCAAATTATTTTTTATGATATTAATCCTCTCATAGCTAAGCTAAAATTATTATTACAATTATTAGAGGTAAAGGATACAAAATGAAACTTATGGGCGATTATATAAATTCAACCTATTGCCGCACTTGTGGTAAGCAAATAAATTATAGGTTTTATGGCTATGAAATTAAATGTAGCCAATGTCAAACTGAATATGAAATAAATGAAATGGGATTACATAAATTAGAAAGGATAAAAAATGGAATACATAATTGATGATGAATTATTAAAAATACAAATAGCTTCTATGATTGGAGATTATAGAGGTTATGCTATTGAACAAGATATTATAAATAATGAAGTTGATAAAATTATTCTTAAATCCCTCAAACCCGTTGAGAAGATAGCAGGTGGGGAACAGGAAAAAGTTAAAAAGGATTTTACTTACTGGATAACATTTAAAAATAGTTTTAAAGAATTAGAGGTTTATGTTAAAGAAATAGGGAAGGACTGACATACTCTCCACGACTAAAGTCAGGGGCTTTCCCGTTAGTTGTTGTAACTGAGATATTTATACCAACTCACAATACAACAAAAATAGGTATAAAATTTGGTAATTTAATTTTGGAAAAACAATGGACGAAAGATAAGGAAAGTGAGCGAAAATGAACATAACTGAAAAAGAAATAAAAGAAATTATAGAGATATTGAATGATGAACTTGAAGTAGATAGAGAGTTTAATATAATTTTAAATAAAGAGAAAGCAGCCAAAGCAATCCTGGATAAAATTAAGGAAAAGGAAAATTTACGAAATGAAGATTTGAGTACAATAGATATAAATGTTGAAATTGGCAGACAATTAAAAAGGCTTAGAAAATCCAGAAATATAACACAGGCAGAATTAGGTAAAAAATTAAAAATGTCTCATGCAAATATATCGGACATGGAACATGGTAAAACTAAATTAACCATAGAGAATTTATTAATTTATCAAATTATTTTTGGTAAAGAAAATGTTGAAGATATTTTAAAAGTAATTTTTAAGAAAGGATAAAAATGGAAGATAAAATAGAAGAATATTTAGATAAAGTTAAAAAGCCTACATTAAACAAAATAATGGCAAAAGACATTGTTGAAATTATTGAAAAGGAATATGCACATAATTTAGGTTTTACTGACTTAATGAAAGAGAATATCAATTATAAAGAAGGTTGGGAAAATGCTGTTGCTATTAGTTATGAAGCAGATAGTAAAATTGTTAAGCTTGAAAAAGAAAATGCTGACTTAGAAGAGAAGTTAAAAATATTAGAAGGGCATTTTGACGCTCTCAATGAAGATTACCAGGATGCTGTGAAGAAAATAAAAGACCTTGAGGTTAAACTGATCTGTAGAAATGGCAGGATACTGGAACTTGAAGAACAAATTAAAGAATATGAGTTAATAAACAAGCACCATATTGATTTAATAGGCAGGCAGGAAAAGCAGATCGCAGAACTTAAAGCATGTATAGAAATGGATATAAGGCGGGTGCATAGTCAAAAATATTTAGACAGAGATGAAGTTGAAGATTTTGTAAAAGAAATTATTACTATTGCTGTTAGTACGTTTAACGATGAAGAGGGTGAACCAATAGATGATTTACCAATACAAACATGGGAAGATTTTGAAGATGATTTTAATAGGATTATTACCGCTATCTGCAAGCTTGCGTTGCCAATTATAAACGGTAAGGATAATATGGGACCTATAAAAGAAATACAATTAGGTGTATTTCCATTTAAAGATAAACACAAAGATAAACATATAGATGTATATGGTAAAGATGGGGAAATATTAAATAATAAGGATAATATATGAACATTGTCGACTACCGCAATGTTAAAAAAGTTTACATTGGAACGATTAAGTTTGACTCAAAACGTGAAGCACAAAGATATCAGGAATTGCTGTTACTTGAGAAAGCGCATGTTATAACCGATATCAAATGCCACCCTGAATTTGTGCTCATACCTACTTTTAAAAAGTTTGGCAAGACATACAGGGCTATAAAATATGTGGCTGATTTTGTATATACTGATTTGGAAAAAGATAAAATTATGATAGAAGATGTCAAGGGATTTTCAAGTCAATTATTTTTAGTTAAGCAAAAACTATTTGAATATTTTTATAAAGATTTAACAATAACGGTGATAAGATGAATATAGCAGAGTCAAGGCTGCAATGTGATTTTTGTGCCAATGTGATATGCGAAGAAGTAGACTATCTCAATAATATAATAATCGGCATTTACGATTGCAAACCTGTATTCTATCTGGGCAAGAGGCTTTTTATGTGCCTGGATTGTATTAAAAAATTAGAAGAAAAGGAGTGATTAAATGGAAACAGCAGACATAACGACACTTGCGGCAAACGTATCAAATAAAGACTTCTACTGCTGGCGCCCTGATGACAAACCTGATAAGAGGACATACTGGCTTGAGCGTGGCAGAACGGAGCTTGAGAAGCGCCTGAAGGAGTTTAACAGCTATGTCCATGCGGTAAACCCTATGGGGCTGGATTACCTATTTATAATCCTTGAAGTCATAAAGACAATACTGATATCGGATATCAGGGTTGACAATAAAGGTATAGATGAGATATACCTGATGATAGCCGATAGGGTTGTAAGTGAGATGGAGAGCAAAAAAGAAGATATAAAAAAACAAAATGATATGATAAACACGGGGCACAGGGTAGCAGGTGCAGGGCTTATTGTGCCGCCGAGATTTGCACCTAAGAATTAATAATTAGCATGACGAGGGATATTATCGAAAAAGTTAAAGACCTGGACACGACCATAAATATCGATATTAGAGATAATGAACACTACCGTCAGTTTGCTGATTGCTATTATATTCTATGTCAGGAAACTTACAAGCTGTCAAAAGCAACACGAAGCATATTGCAGTTTAGTAAAAGCGGATCACCAGCAGTAGCAGCCGAACCAGTCAATTACAGGAATTTAAGGTTAAAAACAGAAATTGATGGACTAATGGATTGGATGTCAGAAAAAATAATTAAGATGTTGAAGTTAAAATAATTGACCCCAACGGAGCAGACAGTGAAGGCCGGCAAGTAAACCCCACCGGCCTTAACTAATTATTTAGTCTTTACATTTTTAACATTTCACCTTCCTTATTTATAATAATATTTAATATTTCCAATCATGCAGAAAGCTGCTGAACCAGTCTTTCCAGAAAACAACATCAATGGCTTTACATGTCTTATTGCTACGAACCATTGTGCAAAGTGCTGGAGTATCGTATCCGCCATATCGGATAGAGAATGTATAATTTTCGGTTTCTATGGTATCACCGTCTTTAAAGTCTGAACCCTTGTACTTGCGTAAATCTTTTTTATTTATTTGGTAATACATTTCATTTCTCCTTTCTTTTTGTTTTAATATCTTCAACTAACTCCACTAATAAATATATCAATGGAGTTAGATTCAGGATATTAAGATTTCATGATTTTGACTGGTGTTAATATCGTCCCACCAGTTTCGGGGTTATTTATCATAATATATTTTTGGCTTCCGATTGTAGTTTTATAACTTTTAGGATAATCTTTCCAATCTTCTTTAGTTATCTCTTTCATTTTCTTTCCTCCTCTTACTTTATAAAATTAATTAATCGTCTTCTTCTTCAACTTCGTCTATGCGCTCGATGTAATATAACCACTTCTTAATATTTGGAGTGTCGTTCCATTTAACGGCATACTCCAGCTGGCCCTCCATTAATTTTAATTCTTCCTTTTTAGTCATTTTTAACCTCCAAATGTGTTATAGCTGCAATTATTGTATTTTTTATCGTAATACCAACAATCAATACAATCATTATCCGGCTTTTTAAATTCACATGTTTTCTCGTCGTATGTTTCATCTTTACATTTCATTGTTTTTTCCTTCCCTAAAATTATTTATGATTTGGACATTCCTGACAGTCCCCATGATCCCGCTCGCATAGAGCGCATGGATCACGCTTTACAAGCTTGCGAATATAAGCGTTGGCCTGTGATGCTGCTGACATTGTTTCTCCCTTCCTATTTAATATTCTACGCTCAAGATAGCACGGAATATATATAATGTCAAGTACTTTCATATATAAATATAAAGTATTTTAATATATACAATGCAGGATAAAAACAAACAGCGAGAGGCAAAACAAACACAAGTAACAAACACATCAGCATGTATGCGATGCTGCAGGACCTGCGATCTTGCGCCCTGGTAAACTGGGCATACAATACCATTGCCTGGCAAATTCTAATGCCTTAAAATGGCTTGTAGCAAGTCAGTTATTATAAAAACAATACAAGTTACTATAAAATTAGCTTAATACTTGACAAACGCCCTGCCAGCAGACTAAAATCTCTATAATTAGCGAGAGCTATCACTTCAGGAAAATATCACGATCATCAAAATAACCAAATACCACAATGATAAGACTAACAGACAAACAGATAACAAAAATACACCAAACCTACGCAGTATTTAAAAGCATAAGAAAAACAGCGGCACTACTGAACTTAAAACCAAACCAGATATTCAAGACTCTAAAACAACCTTATAATATTAATATTAATAATATATATAATAATAATAATATAAATAATAAAGATATAAATAATAAAGAAGATATTAATATAAATATAAAGGATATTAAGAAAGAGGTAATTTCCCATAATAATATATTTAAGACTAAAATTCCTACATTAATTGATAAATTAATCTTAAAGCTTTTAAGAGAACTTAAGGTTAAATATATAGACTTAAACCCAAGAGATTTAGCAGCATCAATTGTACAGCTCTTAAACAGCAAAATGAAAATAGAGAGCTTAAAGCTTGAAGAGTCCAAAGCCAACCTTATCCAGGAGATATACGGCAATTATGAGAATATGTTAGCACTCTATAGGGAAATAGCAGAGCAGCAACCTGGAAGGATCATAGAAGTTAAGGAGCTTCCAGAGCCAGACAGGCCAGTATCGGAGATAAATAGACTGGTTAAGTTGACATAAACATGATCTAATAGGCATTATTTAGATATATAGGCACATACCCACCCCCCCTCCTACGGGGTATGGACATTATAGTTATTACCCACCGATAATTTTATTATATTTTTATAATTTTATATTTTTAATATTTATTATATTTTTATTTTTTATATTTTTCTAAGCTTAGGGATTATAGGGATAGAATATAGGGTACAAATAGCGGTTTAAGACGTCTGGAAGGCTCGTAGTTAAAAGATATGGGCGAAAAGGTAGAAATGTACTGCCTTGCCTTAAAAATAAATTTTAATCCCTTAGGATTGGCTACAGCGATTTTTATATTAATTTTATAAAAGAGGGATTATAATGAAAAGTTGGTTGCAGGTTAAGTTGCACGATGAAAAGGTCAGGGCAAGAAGGGCTTTGAAAAAGAAAATTGTACGGGCAATGTTTTTAAAGCCAATTGATAAATACCCTGAACTCAAGAATAAAAGAGATGCAGCTCTAAAGAAAAAACGATGGAGTTTTATAGAGTGGATAAAGAAATTATTTTTTAAAATTTTTCGCAAAACGAAAGGAGCCTAACATGGCAAATCAGGATATAATTAACGCATTAAGTTTAGGTGGTGGGCAAGGTATGCCTTCACCTTCTGCACCTCCTGGTATGGGTGCACCTATAGGAATAGGCGGAGCCCCGCAGGGAATGGGCGTGCAGGGTGGTGGAGATGTTGAAAATCAGATCAACCAATTTTTGATATCGCTTCCATTGCCTGTAAAAAAAGCAGTGGTTGACGCACTTTACAAATCACAAGGGGCGCAGGGTCAGGGGCAACCTCAAGGGATGCCTATGGGCGCAGGTATGGGTGCTGGTATGAGACCTGGCGGCATATAAAAATAAATGGAAAATTACAACAGGATGCAAACCTTTAAGATAAAAACAAGAGATGCAATGGACAAATTTATAGAGGAGGAACTTGAACAGCCGATTGCATATGAAAAGCTAAGGCAAAAGGAGAAGCTGCGAAAGCCTGATAAGAAAAGACATTCAAACAAATGGGACAGAAGAAGGGAGAACATGGGGAAATGAAACTTTGTATCTTTGGAAGCGGAGGCGGTGCACTGCACATTTTGCAGGACGGCATGTGGTTTGACAGCGCAGGAGAGGAAAAAGATTTTGATAGGGACGAAATAGTCTTTGTAGTGGACAACCAGTATTACACCACGGATACAATCAGGATATATGGCAGCGATTACCATGTAATGCCGTACAACGAGTGCTACGAAATGGGTGTAGAATACGGACACATATCGGCATTTGACTGCAAGTACAAAAAACGGATTGCAAAAGAAAACGGACAGATTATTTGGTTAAATTCATATGCCGAAGATTTCAAAATATATAAGGGTATTGACATGGGACACGGAGTAAGGATTAACCCAATGTGCTACATAGACAGCAGGGTTAAAATAGGAAACCATGTAAAAATAAACTCTCAAAGTTTTATTGGACATGACAGTTCTATCGGCGGCTACAGTTACATTTCGCAGCATGTAGTTTTGGACAATAACGTTACAGTTGGTGAAGGTTGCTGTATATTTGAAGGTTCGATACTTATGCCAAAAGTCCACATTGGGAACAACACGGTTATAGGGGCAGGGTCAGTTGTTACAAAAGATATCCCTGCAAATGTTGTCGCTTACGGCTCACCATGTAAGGTGGTGAGAGGCAATGATTAATGTTTTCGGTTGCCTGACAGGTGCAGAAGAGCTGGAAGAGATAAAAAGCAGTATGGACGCACAGTGGATGGGCATGGGTCCAAAAGTTGAAAAGTTTGAAAAACTTATGAGTGGTAAAATAGGACTTGATTTTGTGGCGGTTGACAACTGCTCAAATGCCCTGTATATGGCACTAAAGATTTTGGATTTGCCAAAAGGCAGTGAGGTAATAGTACCTGCAATAACATGGATAAGCTGTGCAAATGCAGTAATAGTTGCAGGACTGACACCCATATTTGCAGACTGCGACTACGACACGATAAATGTTACAGACGAAACTATCACGGAAGTTATAACAAAAAGGACAAAAGCAATTATGATTGTGCATTACGCAGGACTTCCCACAGAGATTAATGCAACCCTACCTGTCATAGCAGATTGTGCACATGCAATTGATACTTACAATTCAGGATATCACATAGCAAAACTTTCAGACATATCGGTATTTTCATTTGACCCTATAAAAAATATAGCGACTTGCGAACTTGGTGGCATTACAGCGCTTAACCCAGCATATACCAGTAAAGCAAGAAGCTTGCGTTACTGCGGAGTATTAAAGTCAGGATATCAGGCGTCATCGGATAAAAACAGATGGTGGGAGTATGAAGTTGGAGCACCATTTATTAAAATGCTGCCCAATGACATAAGCGCAAGCATTGCAATAGCACAGTTTGAAAAACTTTCACGATTGCAGTCAAAGAGAAAAGCCATCTGGGACACATACCAGCAGCAGTTTAAAGATTTGGATTGGTGTTTGACGCCGCCGCCGATACCCGAATATGTCCAACATAGCTATTTCACTTATTATTTGAGAATATTAAATGGCAAACGGGATGAGTTAGCAAAGTTTCTTTTAGATAATGGGATATATACCACAGTCCGTTATCAGCCATTACATCTTATAAAAAGTTACCAGTGTCAGCAGAAATTGCCTGTAGCCGAGCTTTTAAACGAGCAATTAATTAATTTGCCGCTTCACCCGTCAATTACTTCCGAACAGTTGGTATACATTGTGGGAAAGGTGGTGCAGTTTGGCAAAGGAAAATAAAATAGCAATTTTTATTTCAACATACAATCAGGGGCAATTTTTACTACCAAATTGTTTATGGTTTATAGCCCAGCAGACATATAAGGACTTTATATGTGTGGTAGGTGATGACCAGAGCAGCGACAATACTAAAGAAGTGGTAGAGAATATATGCAAACAGGACAAAAGATTTATATATCACCTAACGCCTAAAAAATATTTCAGGAACGCTTTATTTTATAACTGGGCAGCAAAAGAGTACAAAACCAAATATATTATAACCTGCGACGGGGACAATTATTTATACGAGGATTGTGTTGCTGCAAGACTTGAGGCAATAGAAATTGGAGGCGATGTCGCAGTTTACTCTTACAGCGATGTTTTGTTCTGGGACGAAAAAAGAGAAAAAATTATAAGCCAGTATGTTCGGGGCAGGCAGTGGAACTTAAACGATTATGTCTACTACACTTCCTTTAACAATTATATCGATATGTGCGACATAATCTTTGACCGCAAGGCATATCTTGATGTGGGCGGATATTTTGAGAGCGGCATAGGTTTTCAGGATTATTCGATAATGATAAGGCTTGCAATGAAATACAGTAACCGTATCGGGTGTTTGCCGAAAATATTGACGCAGTATAACAGTTTTACCGATGGGCAGTGCAGAGCAGTCGACTCGTCAGAAGAGGCTCATAAAAATTGTTTTTCCGATGACCCGAAGGACTGGCAGCTATGAAAACCTTACTAATAGATTTGGGTCAGTTCAATGCAGGAAGTCTGACCGATGTTACATTTTCATGGCATAATCACGGACTTGGTATGATTGCCACCGTGTGCAAAAAGCATGATATTGATGTTGATTATAAAAGTTGCAAAGACGGATTAAGTGAAGAAGATTTAAAAGGTTACGATATTGTGGGTATTTCGATGATGTCATCGGATTACCCGCAAGCAATGGCAATTATTGACATAATAAAACCTGAAAATCCAAATTGCAAAATTGTGGTCGGTGGAATACACGCAACGGTTGACCCCGACAGTTTGTTAAGGAACGATAAGATAGATTTTATCATAGCCGGCGAGGGCGAGATAAGTTTTGTAGAATATTTGAAAAGTGCATCTCCGCAGGGAAGCAGGATTATAAGAGGCAAGAATGTAAAGAATTTGGACATTTTGCCGTATGTAGACAGGGATATTTATTCAAGTCCACTTGAAAAAAATGTAGATGGTTGGGGAGAGTCCCCGATGGCAACTATGATAACGGCAAGGGGTTGTCCTTACAAATGCACATTCTGCCAACCAGCAGAGAGAAACCATTTCGGTTCAAATGTGCACAGGCGAAGCGTAGCAGATGTTATTGGTGAAATAAAATTTCTGATAGACAAGTACGACCCGAAGTATTTTGTCTTTTATGACGACAGCTTTTGCTATGACATTCATTGGCTAAATGAGTTTATAAAACAGTACAGAGAAATAGGATTGCCGTTTTTTGTATCTGCAAGGGCAGATTTTGTATGCAGGTTCCCTGATATGATAACCCTGCTTAAAAGTGTAGGCATGAAAGTAATTTCAGTAGGATTTGAGTCAGGAAGCGATAGAATTTTAAGGATGATTAAAAAGGGTACTACCGTTGCACAGAACTACGAAGCCATAAAAATAATCGGCGAAGCGAACGTTAAGATATTTGCAAACATAATGTATGGATTTCCAGGTGAAGTAAAGCACGAACAGTTCGAAACTTACAACATGTGCAAGTTTATATCGGAATATGACAGCATGATAAGCCCTGCATATTTTACGCCGTTTCCAGGAAGTTTTCTTGGTGATGAATGCAAACGAAAGGACTTGAGTTTAGTAAATGAAAATAACATGACAAGATATGGCAGGGATAAAATAAAAGGTGTGGATTATGACTGGCTTGACAGTTTTATCTGGAGGAACTAAAACATCGAAAGGATATTCTCAATGGCAACGATAATAATGACAATTTCAAATGACAAAATCATACCGCAAGCAGAGATTGACCGCCACAGGGCAAACTACAGCAATAACAGGGATGCCTTTGTGGTGCAGTATACTGATGCTTTCATACCTAACGGATATGTCATAACAAAAGATGATAATTTGGTTGAGCATATAAAAGACATAGACAAATCAGGCATTGACATTAAAAGGGAGATTTACAAACAGGCACAGCATATAAAGGACGGAGCAAAATACTCACGGGACTCCTCTGTGTTGAAAGGAGAAAAGCCTTATGAGCCAAAAAAACCCTAAGCTCAACGAAAAAGAACTTGCTGACAAGCTTGAAAAGCTAATCCTTGATAACCTGTTTTATTTTGACAGGGAACGTCTCGGTTATGACTGCCGCAAGAGTGCTCACTGGGACATGTGCAGGTTTATAGACGGCACATACAGCGACCACCCCGATATAATGGGTCGCAAATTCAAGTTAATCCTTATGCCCAGAAATACATACAAGACAAGCCTTGTTACCATAGGCAAGCCTATAAATTTTCTTATAAAGAACCCTAACGGCAGGGTACTCATAGGAAACGAACTCTTTGACAATGCCAAAAGGTATCTTGGTGAAATAAAAGGGCACTTTGAGCAAAACGAAAAGCTAAGAACCTGCTACGGCGATTTTGTGGGTTCGGAATGGACAAAGGAACAGATAACGGTAAAAGCCCGCACAGCCAACTTAAAAGAGCCTTCAATAGATACCTGCGGAATAGGTGTGGTAAAGGTAGGCATGCACTACGATTTGATAATACTGGATGACATGCACTCACAGGCAAACACCAGAAGCAGGGGCATGATTAACGAGGTAATAGAATTTTACAAACTGGCACTTTCGCTTCTTGATCCGAATGGGGAAATGATCGTAATTGGGACCCGGTGGACGTATTATGACCTGTATAACCACATAATAGAAAATGAAAAACACAGGTTTGATTATATAGTAAGGCAGGCAATAAATTCTGATGGGCAGTTGCTTTTTCCTGAAGTGCTCTCCAGGGAGTTTTTAGCTGATGTGCGGTTGTCGCAGGGCAGTTTTCTATATAGCGGTCAGTACCAGAATGACCCCATCGATGATGAAACGGCAGAATTTAAAAAAGAAGATATACGGTATTTTGAAATAGACAAGTTTGAAAAATATGTTCCTGTTGATGAGCCCGACAGCCACAGGGGGCCGAATCCCAAGAATTACGGTGCAAATCAGATGAACTGGTACATGCACCTTGACCCTTCGAAAGGTGTAAAGCACGGCGACCTGTCAGGTCTTATCATATCGGCGGTTGACCCCAAAGGCAGGATATTTGTGCCTTACGCAGAAGGTTTTAACCTTAGAAAGAATGAGCTTATAGACAAGATGATATGGTTGCTGCGCAAAAACAGGTATATAACAAAGTTGCTTATTGAAACAAGGGGCTTTCAGGAATATATTGCAGACGATATTTACACTCGCTGCAGGAAAGAGAACATACCATTGCAAATAATGGAAATGCTAAGCTCAGATAGAAAAGATGACAGGATACTGGGGTTGCAGCCTATATTTGCAAGGGGCGACATATACCTTGCAAGGGGGTTACTGGAACTTGAAGACGAGATACTGCGGTTTGGCTCGTCAAAATATGACGACCTTTTTGACGCATTATCTTTTGGAGTCAAGCACTGGAAAGAGCCGACATCGGAATATGCAAATTCCGAAGGCGCAAAAGAAGGCACGGTTGACTGGTGGCGACAAACTGGAAGGGATGCAAACCCCGATAAATATAAAGACGTAATCGGCAACAATGTTGCCTTGCAAAGGATTGGGATAAATGCCTAAAAAAGAGGAAAAAACTAAAGGACCTATAATTTTAAAGAGCGAGGACGAAAAGGTGCGTTTTTGGAAGGATTATGTCAACTGGGGCATAGCTTTTAAGGATACATATTACACGGCAAATGCAGAGCGGTGGCTGCGGTTTTTCAAGGGCACGCACTGGCCTGACCAGGATAAACTCTCAGAGGATACAAGGCTTGTGGTCAATTACTGTTACAGTATAACAAAATCTATTGTTCCGCAGATATATTTTCAAGACCCTTATTTTTATGTAACGGCTGCAAAACCCAAGTTTGAGCAGGGTCAGGCAATATCGGAAGCGGTGCTTAACAACGAGTGGCAGGTAATGGGCGCTAAAAAGCAGATACGAAGGATAGTACAGGATTTCCTTGTTATGAGTTTTGGTGCAGTTAAACAGGCATACCATACAAAATTTGTGCGTGACTATTCAAAACCAGACCTTGCCAGCGGGCTTGAGTATACAGAGTTTATTGAAGAAGAAAGACCCTGGCTGCTTCGGGTATCCCCGCAGGATATTATATTTGACCCCGAGGCGAAACACTTTGATGAGCGCAGGTGGCACGCAATAAAATATGTGCTTCCAGTTGTACAGGCAAAACAGCAATACAGTAATCTTTCAGACTTTGACGAAAAAGAGCAGGGGGCTTTTTCAAAGCAGTTTACAGATTTGGACGTAAAATTTATACATTCTGGTGATAACCAGATGTTTTCAAGGATAATTGTATGGGAAATACACGACCTATCCGATAATAAAATTTTAACAATAGGCGAGGGTGTTGACAAGTTTCTGGAAGAAAAGGACAATCCTTACGACTTTCATACAAATTTAACTCTTTACTCACCAAATACCATACCCGATGAGCTTTACCCGATATCTGAAATTTCACAGATTGCAGACCTTAACTGGGAACTTGACCAGGTTCGTACGCAGATGATGAACCACAGAAAGAAAATGCAGAGAAAAATCATCGCAGAGCATGGTGCATTCCCGAATGATGTTGAGCGAAAGAAATTCCTTTCAGGCGAGGACATGCAGATGGTAATAGTAACCGATGGGGCTATATCGAGTAAGAAAATTATGATAGTGGACGCAAGCGGTATATCACCGAGTTTTTATCAGTATGACGATAAGATTATAAATGATATGCAGAAGGTATCAGCTACGGGCGCTAACCTCATGGCAAACCCCGAAGAAGGGGACAAAACAGCAACAGAAGCGGCTATAATTGATAAAAATGCAGGACTTAGAAACTCCGAGCGTCTTGACTATATGGCAGAATTTAGCGTTGAAGTAGCAACAAAACTGTTTAAAACAATACAGAAATTTGGTACAGGTGATACCTTTTACAGCGAGAAGCTAAACGGGTGGATAGAATGGGCAAAGAAAAACATTGCGGGAGATTACAATGTAAACATACACATGGGCGCTACCGCTCGCAGGAGCGAGGAAGCTGAAAGGGCAATGATAATCCAACTCCTGCCGTCAATAACGCAGATGGTGGGACGCAACGGACAGCCCGCCTGCAACCAACCTGAACTGTTCAGGTATTTGTTCAAGAAATACGGCATGACAGAAGAAGAAATAAAAAGAATTATTTACCCTGAGAGTGACCAGCCGCCACAACCCAATCCTCCCAGGCAGGAAAGCAACGCCCCGCAAAATGATATAATCGCAGCGCTTTTGGGCGGCGGGCAGTACGGTATGCAGGGTGAGCGTCCCATGAATACGCAAGCACCGCAGGACGTAAACGCAATGGCCAGTATGCAGGCAGGAGGCATGCAGTGAAATTAATTGATGTACGATGTGAGCCGTCAAATGGTATTAGCACCAGTTGTGGCAAAGTTATAAATGATGTATTTGATGATGAAATGGTGGGGCAACCTTGTGAGTGCGGAGGAATTTACAGAAGAATGTATTCGGCAAGGATTTTCAAAGAATTTGTGCCAAGATTTTATGAGAATTTTGAACACGAACCGATATACATCGAAACGAGAGAACAGTTCAAGGATGAGTGCGACAAGAGAAATCTTTACCAGAAAAGCGGGGACGGGTGCTACGATATAAGACTCACCCCCAAAAGACACCCGACAGAACTGATTGTACCCGTAAAGAAAAAAAGAACGCAGGCAGTAACCCCTGAAAAGGCGGTCATTGATGCGTACGAGAAGTTAAACATAGAATAGGGGCTCGTTAGAGCTTTTAGATACAAAAAAGGAGAAGTAAAATGTCAGGAATTGAAAACGGACAAAGTGTCAACAACCAAAACGCCCCCATAAGCGCAGAGGAATTGGCTGGCGCACCAAGCGACCAAGAACCAATTACCGAAGATGCTGGACAAGGTGTTGAGGCTGACAGCCCGGAAGTGGAAGAACCTACAAAACCGGGAGAAGGATCAAAACCAGCAAAAGGCCAACCCAAAGACTATGACGGTTTGCGTAAAGAATACACGCAGAACCAGCAGAAACTTGCCGAAACTGCAAGGCAGGTCGAATTTTACAGAAGTATGTTGCAAGACCCCGAAATAGCACCGATAGTTAAGGCAAAACTTGCTGCCCTTGAGAGAGGCGAAACTTTTACGGCTGCACAATCAGCGCAAAAGTTACAGCCTGCAGCAGCGGGTGAGGAAGTATTGCCAGACTATTCGCAGATGCAACCCAATGATGTTATAAAAGACATCTATAATAGGGTTTATACAAAGGTGAGAACGGAAATGGAAACTACTTTTGGCGAACGAATTGAACCTGAAATAAACAGGATAAAGGCAGAAAAAGCGCAGGCAATAGTTACGGATTTTTTCAGAGTTGTACCGGAAGCGCAAACTTACCGCAATGAACTTGCAGTTATAATGGGCACACGCAATGTAAACCTGCAGGATGCCTGGAAAATCTTTGATTATGACAATGCGCCAAGCAGAGCAAAACAGCAGTTTGAGCAGGACATAAAACTAAAGAAGGACGCAAACTTACTACAGACAGGGTCGGGCACTCCATCAGTCAAAACAAGTAAAAATCCCACAGCAGGGCAGGCGATTGAAGCAGTGCTTGACAGGCTTGGGGTAAAATAAGGAGTGAAGTAAAATGGTAACAGAAAGTAGAGTTGAAGAAATATTTTCAACGTCAATGTATAACTACAAAAAGACCCTTGTCGATAAGTAGTATTGTCGACATAAAAGGTTAGTAATAAAGGGGACGCCCTCTAATAAAAACGGGCAACCCTTAACAAGCAGTTCTTTTTAGAACTAAAGGAGGCAGAAATGGCTGTAAAACCAGCAACGATTGCCTTAGCTTATTGTGCAGGATTAATAGACGGAGAAGGTTGTATATCTATCGGGAAGAAACCAAGAGTAACGCATAACAACTTAGGAAATAACCAAAATCCCAAAGGAAAGATTGAAAGGAAAGATACTTATACTTTAGATTATAAGTTAAATATAATAGTAGTGCAGAAAGATAAGATACTTTGCGATTGGTTAAGGGGTAATTTTGGTGGTTCGATAGGTATGGTTTACAGAAATAGAAGTGATGGTCAAATTGATGAATATTTCAGGTGGTGTTTAGGTACAAATCCATCAACAGCATTACTTAAAAAACTAAAACCTTATCTTATATTAAAAAAAGCGCAAGCTATTGTTGCAATAGAATTTGGTAAACATTATCACAGAACTCTCGGCAAATGGAAAACTAAAGAAAACCTAAAAAAGAGAGAAGAATATTACCAAAAGCTAAGACAACTTAAAAGAGAATTTGCAGTTGCAACGACTAAACCTAACCCAGATTTGAAGGAAATATAGCTAAAATCTGAAGTGATAGTCTGGACTGCAACGATAGTAAAGTTGCAGATTAACAAATCGAATATTTTCGACAGTTATCCGCTTTTTGAAATGATTGAAAAGGGCGGAAACGAGGCAAGGGTGCTTGAGGACAGCGCAAACGATATCATAATCCCGCTTATGTATGCTACAAATGCTACTGTAAAATCTTACAGCGGCTATGACTACATAGACATCACACCACAAATCGGTATCGGAAATGCTAAGTATGGCATGAAGCAGGTCGCAGGCGCAGTAACAATTGATAGATTCTCTGAAAGGCAGAACGCAGGAAGAACACAGGTCATAAACCTGTTCAAGTCCAAAATGAAACAGCTTGAGATGAGCTTTATCGACCAGATAAACATAATGTTATTTGCCGATGGAACTGGCAATGAAAATAAGGACATTACAGGGCTTGCAGCACTTGTCGACCCAACACCTGCAACAGGAACAGTGGGCGGATGGAACGCAGCAAACTACTCATGGTGGAGAAACTACCAGGCAACTGGTTCAAAGACAACCACCATCTATGATAACCTGCTATCAGCTATGAGGACTGCCTATAACACGGTTTCAAGGGGCAAGAAAGACAAACCGACCTTAATGATTACAGACCAGACAACTTATGAGGGATATGAATCCCTGCTTACCGCTGATATCAATTTCAACGTAGGGCAGGTAAATCTTTCACAGGGAGATTTGGGCTGGGAGAACTTGAGGTACAAAGGTGCATTACTTACGTATGACCGTGACTGCACAAACGGATATATGTATTTACTAAATACAAACTATCTCGGATTGCACGCAGACAAGGAAACATACTTTGAGCCGATGCCCTTCCAGAGAGCAGGAAACCAGGATTGCAGGACTTCAATAGTTTTGCTCTACGGTGAAATGACCGTATCCAACAGGGCACGACAGGGAATACTGACAGCGACACAGAGCTAAGGTCTTTTTGTAAAAAATAATAGTCCCGTGCGGTAAAAGAGCTAACACGAAAGCCCGCAGGGACAAAAAGGAGAAAAGTTATGTATATAAAAACACACAAAAGAGCAGGATGGGAAACTGTTGATATGGTTGTCAAAAACTCATTGACATACCGGATAGTTGCAGGTATGCCTCTTTCCTGGGAAATAGTAACGGCACAGGACGGAAGTGTAGCGCTTCCTGCCACAAGCACTTTGAGGTGTGCGGCAGGTATTGCACTGGAAACTTTCGGTACTTCCGGGCAACATGATGAGGTAAAGAGGTGCAGGGCTTACGGATGGGTAGACAAGATATTTGTAGCAGGTACTACCATAACCGCAGGCGCTATGCTTGTGCCGAGTAATGGTAACAGTTATCTGACACTTGCAGTAAGCCATGCAACTTCAGCTATTGAAGCACCTACAGAAGGTTACATGTGGGCAATAGCAGGAACAGCAGGTTGTGCTATCGCAACGTCAACATTTTCAACAGCTTACTACGTCACTGGCTTCGTAAGATGCCTGGGATAAAGCTTGGGGGGCGGGAAACTGCCCCCGATTATTTTAAATATTAGCCGAAAGGAGTTGGGTCTGAAGTGAGGAAAATACGTTTCAGGGTGGTAGAGTTAATAAAGTTGTTTTACTCAAAAGATGTCGATTACGAACTTATTGTATGTAAATGCCGTGTTTGCGGGCAACTCCGCTCAAGTTATGAATGGAACATGAAAGGAGTGATAAATTGTCCGAACTGCGGAAGCAATCAAATCGTATATCCTACGACATCAGCAAGGATTACAGCGAGTTTTGTAACTCAATTCCTAATAAGAGGATATTAGTATATATCCCAAGCGGAACTGAAATGCTGTCGGCGCAAGTTGTAGAGGGAATATTTGAGCTACTGTGGGACTGCACCAAATGGCAAAAATACGGCTTTTCTTTTATCCCGCTTGTGGGAAGAAGAATGCCCCTGCCAAACGCAAGGACAATAGCAGTTGAATTTGCCCTGCAGCACGATTGTGGATATATCCTGTGGCTTGACGATGATATGGTGCTGCTGCCAGGAAGCAATGCCTTTTCAAATCTGCTCTTGCAAGACAAGGATATTGTAGCGCCATTGTTTTATACAAGAGTACCGCCTCACCTGCCATGTATATTTACACGCAGGTACAGGGCTGATAACAGATTTTGCACCTTTGAAAATATTGTAGATTATCCCAAAGACGTTTTGCTTAAAGTTGATGGAGTGGGTTTTGGGTGTGTACTTACAAAGACAGAAGTATTTAAAGCCACACCAAAGCCCTGGTTCATTTACAGCGACACTTTCGGTGAGGATTTATTTTTCTGTAGCAAGGCGATAGACAGTGGTGTAGAGATTTACGCTGATACGTCATTTTCAGTTGGGCACATGGGTATTGCGGGTATTGTCTTTGAGGACGCCCACAACATTTACAAGGAAGCCGCTAAGGAATTTGTAAAGCAGAAGATAGAGGGCGAGGAACTGCTTTCAAAGAAGTATGAACTTGAGTGCGACATTGTAATGCCATGTTATAAAAATTTTGAAATTACCAAGAAAGCCATAGAGAGTATTTTAAACTACTCCTCAGGTGTTTCTTTTAATATGATTTTAATAAATGACGGAAACGACAGCCGTCTTGCCAGATATTTTGAAAGACTGGTGCGCTCACGTCCGAACATAACGACAGTAACAAATAATGAAAATATCGGATGGATAAAATCGGTTAACCAGGGACTGGCAAAAGCGAAAACTCATTACGTGTTGCTGGTAAATAATGATATTGAAATATGGCCACAGTATGCTTACTGGCTGCAACTTATGATTTTTGAACTTATGTGCGATGATAAACTGGGTGCGGTAGGCCCGACAAGCAATTTTGTAATGGGGTTGCAATCGGTGCAGCATAATGAAGTTTTAAAGATGACAAGACACTACGGCAAATTTTTAATTGGCTTTTGCATGATGATTAAAAAATCTGTCCTTGACAATATAGGCGGACTTGACGAGCGGTTCGGACTTGGTGGGGAAGATGATTTGGACTTGTCTATACGAATACGTAATGCTGGATATAGGCTAAAAATACTGCGTGATGTATTTGTACACCACGAGGGATTTAAGTCATTAGGTTTAATATTTAAAGACTATAAGGAAATTGAGGATAAGTTAAGACCACTTCTCATTGAGAAGTGGGGTAAAGAAAAAATAGATGATTTATTTATCATGAGCGATAACTTTATTTTAAGAGGTGAATAATTATGGAAGCAATAAATACAAAAATTTATGAAAATCTAACTCCCAGCCAATGGGAAGAAAAAATATTCTATCGTGGAGTAAATGTAAAATATCCACAGCAGTTGAAGTATTTAATTGATGAGATGTACCCTGCTAAAGTTATTAAACTTAAAGAGAGATTAAAAGTAGGCAAATTAGATATAGAGGAAGTCCAGTATCTAAATTCTAAAATACTTCGCTTGACTGAAAAATATGCAGTATGCAAAAAGATGTATGATTTGCGTATTGCTAAAACAGTGCCTACAACAGGTAAATGGGCTATGCACGGTACAGTTTATTATATTGATAGTGATAGGGCTGATGACACAGGCAATGGACTGACTCCTGCAACAGCTTGGAAAACTATAAATAAGTATACCACTGTAACAGTTTGTTCCCCTGGCGATATTGCTTATGTACGAGCAAATAAAACTTATCTTAATAATGCTGCCGATATTATATTTGACGAGGACGGTACAGCTAATGCCTATATAGAACTTAGAGGTTGCAGTGTTGCAGATGACCCGTGGGGTGATGCTTCTGATGTAAAACCTATTATAGATTTTGGCGATGCACAATATCAAATATTATTGTCTGATGATGACTATTGGAAGCTTGCAAATTTAGATATTATACAAAGTGCAGATATATTAGGAAATATACAAGTCAGTACAGTTAATGGATTATATCTTCTTAATTGTATTATTAGGGATAACAGTGCTGCAACGGGTAAATATGGTATGCGTTGTGCTCTATTGTACAATTTTAAAATTGAAAATTGTCAATTTTCAGATAATTTAATTCATAGTTTTTCTTCCATTAGGTCATCTGGTATTTTTGATAATTGTATATTCAATAGTGGTATTACTACAACTGCCTGTGGTCTATATGGTGGCTTTGGTTCAACACTTGTAGCCAAAAATTGTAGTTTTGGTCAAACTACATCACATGTCTCGGAAGATATTATAGCGGAGTATGTTTCATTTATTCATACTATTAACTGTAAAAGAAATAAATCCACATATTCTGCTACTCTTGGTAGCGTAGTATTTGCAGAAGATGATAACCAAGTCAAGGGTGCAAATGTAACTTATTCATGGTTAGGTACAGTTACAAAATCAGCAACAGTAACTGATGGAGCTTTAAGTTCAGCACAATTACTACCTAATTCAAGTTGTGGTTTATACGCACCATTATCAGTAACTCCATTTAATGATTATGACTTTAAAATACCTTGTAGCGCAGCACTCACAACGCTAACAATAAAAATAAAGGCTGATAGTGCATGGGCGGTATATCCCACAGCAGCACAATTGTATATGGAAACTTCGTATTTAAGCCATGCAACAGCAGCGACACGTGCAACAATAGCATCTACTCAGGTATTGGCTGACGGTACAACATGGGTAGCATTTACAAATACATTTACACCGCTGCAGGCAGGATTTGCTTATGTAAAGGTATATTTAGGTTTATATACAGCAACAGAAGGGGTATTGGTAAATATGCAGGTGGTGAAAACATGATAATAAATTATGATTGGGCAAATTCTATACCAGAGCCGTATTGGGTAACAACAGGCATACTTAATTTTGATTGGGTCAGTGCTAAACCTAATATAAATATTGTAACAATGCCTGCCACGATAGTGCTTCAGATAAGACCTGATAAGGTACTGGAAGTATCGGGAACTGATAATATAGGTAATTTGCAGCCTATCAAAGATAACAGGATATCTATTGTTGTAAGCGGTATAGCTTATAGTATTAATCCTTTCAGTTCAGATACGGCAAGGAGTTATCTGGTTAGACACATTGATGGAGTGCTTACTATCAAGGTTTTGGAATAGGAGAGGTTCAATATGGACATAACAACAATTAAAACTAAGGTGAAATCTAATACTGGTATCAGTGCCACAAGGCTTGATACTATAATTGCAGACAGAATTGATGAGATACAAGACCTGTATATAATCAAAAATGCCTTCGGGCATAAATGGTCGTGGCTCAACTCACAGTCATCACTAAATACTATCGCCTCATATTCAGATGGCACTGTCGCCATCACGCAGGACAGCACAACGGTTACTGGAACGGGTGTGGCTTTTACTTCCGCTATGGTGGGACGTGTTATCAGATTCGACGATGAGGACGAGTATTATGAGATTTCAGAGGTTAACGCAGGAACAAGCGTTATAACTCTTAAAAAAGCATATATCGGGGCTACCAATGCGCTTGCAACGTATTGCATATACAAGATTTACTACGAGCTTGAAACCGATGTAAAAAATATACTTTACTTCAAGCAGGTGGTAACGCCAAGACCGGTACTTCCTGTGGCACAGCTTCCTTTTACAAGAATACTTCCCGACGAGTTCTTTACAAGTTCAGGCGAGATACAGGGATATATACTGTCAGGAATGGACTTAACCAATGAAACAGTGCTTGTAAGGTTTACGCCAATCCCTACTGTGCGCAAGCGTGTCTATTACGGATATGCCAAAAAGTTTTCAACCTGTGCGACAGGTGAAAGCTCTATACCATCAGATTTGCACCCGCTCTTTATACACAAGCTTAGTGAATTTGTATATGCCGCTTATGATATGGGGGCAAAGGCTGAATATGAGAAGAATGTTTTTGACGCAATGCTTTTTAATGCGATCAATGAAGATAAGGATTTAATTTTAGATGATGAGAATGTAATGGAAGATGAGTATATCGGGGGAACTTACAAGCGAAGGACACAACTGCCCGATAATTATCCGCAATATTAAAATTTTAAGGAGTGATGATATATGCCAGCTTTGTATCCGACTAGTATAACGACACAATTATTTAAGGTCATAGCAAGGACACAGACAACACTTACGGCAGATGTTACGGCAGGAGTGACAACATGGCCCGTTGTAACGACATCGGGCTGGGAAGATAAAGGATTTGTGGTTTGCGAAAATGAAACAGTTTATTACAGTGCAAAGACTGCAACATCACTTACTGTACAGCGTGGATTTGCAGGAACTGCCGTATCCCACGTATCGGGCAAGGCCGTAAAACTTGCAGTGGTGGCTGAAACTATAAACAGGATAACGGACGAACTGGTAGCAACGCAGACACATGTTGGAATATCTGGTTCTGCTGTTACTGGCTCATTGGATTATAGGGTTAGGAATCTGCCATCACAGGGAGTATCTACGCAGGTAACAAACCTTAACGCCCAGTATCTTGGCGGTTCTTCACTTGGGCAACTTCAAAACCCATCTAAACTTTCAAGTGTAAATGGTGTTTCAATACTGCCAAACAACATAGAAATACTGCCATCGGCATGGAGTATAAACAATGACAACCCCGCAAGTTTACTTGAAATAATAGGAACATCTGTAACACCTGTGATACAAAAACTTTGTTTTGGCACGACAGACCAGGCTGATTTTGGGCCCATAAAAATGCCGTCAGAATACAATGGCGGAACACTTACATTAACTTACATGTATTGCGGTTCAACAGCAGGTATTACCCATACTCTGGGCATTAAGGTTGCTAAGGCTGCAAGCGGTGAGAATTACAATCCGACTTATGGGGCTGCGGTATATCTTGACCAGCTTACTGCTTCAGGTACAACAGGTGTAGTAAAATTATATACCACGGCACTGGCAGGGCTTTCGCTGGGACTTACAAACAGCACGCTGAACTGGATAAGGATATGCGGTGGAACTTCAAGCCAAGTGCAGATGATGAACTTTGGCATTTCATGGAGTAGAGGATAAATTTTAAGAATTAAATGGAATAAGTTATAGGAGATAAATTATGGCAACATATACATTACAATATCCACCAGCACATGATGATACTTATGTTAAGTCTACAACTAAATTTAGTACAGATTATTGGGCTTACATTGCTACAAACCCTGCTACTCCTCTTACTGGTACAGGTGTGGGTACTAACTGGATTGCAGCTTCTGGTGCATATACAAACCAAAGATTTCATATTGACTTGGGTTCAGCAAAGATAATCAGAAGAATATATTATGAGAATAGACATAACAGTGGTGGAGATACAGAGAATGGAGTTAAGAACTTTATTTTTCAAGGTTCTAATAATGCTGCTGCTTTTGCAGAATTGACTTATGCAACAGATACAAATTGGACAGCTATCACTACGGCACAATCTACCTTTGACCAACACGTAGCCTTAGACCAAGCAGACCCAAAATATATATTAGCAACTAATACTAAAAAGTACCAATATTATGCTTTTAAATTTGCTGATAACTGGTCTGGGGCTAATCAAATGGCTCTTAGGCGAGTATCTTTAATGACTGAAGATGGATACTACCCTCCAGCTGGCGGATTAGGCATAGGCAATCCCTGGATATTTATGAAAGATATGTGGGAAAAACATAATAAGTTATGGATACCAAAATTAATATTACAAGAAGATTTAGGATTTAATTATTAAAGGATAAAAAATGGCTTTAATGCAGATTGAGGGCACAAGTGAATTTGTGCTGACATTATTTAATTTTAAAAGCGGACTTAACACAAGGGACGTTGAAACCTTAATCAGGGACTATGAACTCTCTGGCGGTAGGAACTTTACATACGACAGTCGTGGGGGGCTCTCCATCAGGAAAGGTTATGCCCCGATGAATATTTCGGCATGGGGGGCTAACCCGATTAAGGGAGGCACGGGCTATTACCGTACAGGTGCAGACCGTGAGGAAATCGTATCAGCAGGTACTTCCATCGGCACAAGGGTAGCGGAAGGTACTGCCATAGCAAACTTAAAGACAAACCTTAGCGGAAATGGCGAGCGGTTTGCTTTCCACCAGTATCTTGACCACCTGTTCATGGCAAACACGACAGATAATTTAATGGTCTATGACGGTGTTAATGCTGTTTATGATATAGGGTATATCATACCTGCCAGCAACTGCACATTGGCAGACGGCGGCGCAGGCTCTATGGGCGCAGGCAAATATTATTATAAAATCACTTACAAATATATTGACGGTGAGTCAAACCAGTGTGCCGCAGACGTTAATATAACTATAGCGGCAAGCAAACAGGTAGCACTTTCGGCAATCCCTACAGGCTCGGCAATGGTAACGGGTAGGGCAATATACCGAACAACTGCAGGCGGTTCAGTTTATAAATTACTTACAATAATCAACGATAATACTACCACGACATACGCTGATAATATAGCAGACGCTGGACTTGGGGCAGACATAGATGTTGACAATATCTATACCTATATCAGACCATGCAAATACATGGTAAATCATAAGGGTAGAATGTGGTATGCAGGCAATCCAACTTACCCTTCAACAATTTTTTACAGCAAAAGCCTCTCTCCCGAAGCTAATCCCGCACTGTATTTCTGGGATATCGGCAAGGGTGATGGAGATGTAATTGCAGGGCTTGCCGTTAATTTAGGAGCACTTGTAATCCTGAAGCAATATTCTACATGGGTAATATCAGGTGATACTCCTGTTGGCACATCGGCAGATATGATACTTGAGAATGTAAACCCGTCAATAGGAACACTATCACACTGGACAATATCGCATGCAGGCAATGACCTGCTGTTCCTGTCCCCTAAAGTGGGAGTTCAGCGCTTGAAAAGAATTATCCTGTCAGACACAGAGTCAATGGACACAGAAGCATTGTCGGACAAGATTTCAACAACTATAAACGATGACCTGCAACAGTCAATACTTTCAATTGCTCACGGCAGGGCATGGAACAATAAATATTATCTGTTCGTGCCTGCACTTGCGGCAACGGCATGTAACCTTGCGGCTGTGCTTTACCTGTCAGACTTAAACCCCGAGGACGAGTCAACAATACGGTGGATGGTACATGATAACCAGGTCTTTAGCAGTTCATGGCTGTATAGGGATAGCAACGGGGAACACCTGCACGCAGGTTTAAACTCAACGGGCTATATCTTTGAAATCGATAACGGCACAACTGATGACGGTGCGGTAATACAGGCTTGGGCTGCAACAAAGAACTTTGAATTTGGTTCATTTATGACAGAAAAAGTTTTCAGGAGTTTAGCAGTATCAGGGCATGCCAGCGAGGATTATGAATTTTCTGTCAGGGAATTTATACTGGAGAGAAATTACGATCCTACAAGCGAGCTTGCATATAAATTCTCAACAGAGCAGCATGTCCATGATTTTAAGGGTGGCGGGGTTGTATCAGATGAGGACGTTACTTATGATGAAATAGTTTATGATGATGTTATGTATGACTCTGAAAGCGATTATGCCGCAAGTGAAAAGGATTTTCTACATGGAGACGATATGGCTAATCCCGGTTACAAGCTGAAACTGAAGATTGAAGATGTTTCGGCAAACCAGGATTTTGTATTTTATGGGTTTGAGGTCCGTGGTTTCTACGGATTTGCCCGGATTATTTAAAGATTAAAATTAAAGGAAGTGGTTAAAATGGCAGTATACGGCGCAAGTTTAGCAACTTATCCAGCACCAACAAAAACTTATCAACCCTGGAAAACTGTTATGCCAACAGCAGCAAGTCCAGTTGTACCAGGGAGTACTTATGTAGCACCAACAGCAGCAGCACCAACTGGGCGTACAGACGGTAGGACTTGGAGGGCTGATGCAGGTGCATGGATGAATGACGCAGAATATGCACAGTGGCGCATATCACAAAATACGGCAGCAGCAGGCGGAGGTGCAGCAGGTGGTGGCGGATATGCCCCGACTTCACTGGCAGCATGGACACCACCAGCGATAGACTTGCAGATACCAAACTATGCATGGAGTCCTACAGCAGAACAGCAGGCAGGCTGGGGAACGGTAGCAAGTGCCCGGATGGCATTAAAATATGACCCGCAGAGGCAGGAAGTCATTAATGCCTTAACAAGGTACAAGCAGGAAACAGAACTGGCACAGACACGGGCAGGGACGTCAAATGTGGCGCAACAATTGGAACTTGCAAACATAATTAAAAATGTTGGAAGGCAGCCCATCATAGAATCCGCAATACGAAGGGGCGCAGAAACAAGCGGGTGGCTTCCCGAAGCACTTGCCGGTCTCGGGCAGTATGAAACTACACAGCGAACTGGTATGACCCAGAACTACAACGAAACGATAGCCGAATTAGTGCGGGGTGTACTAAACCAGGAAACAGGCACGGGAGAGAGGCTTACGGCGCTTTCAGGACTTCAGGGTCAGGACTTGATATCAACCCTTGACGCTCTTGAAAACAGGGACAGGACACGGAAGATGGAGGAACTTACACAGACCTTTAGCGCACAATATAGCAAGGCTTCGCTTATAAACCAGATTGCAGCAGAACAGAAAAGGGCAGAACAGCAGGACGCACTTATAGCCGCACAGATGGCACAGAGTCAGTTTGAAAACCAGATGGCTGAAAAGAATTATGCACTCCAGCAGGCTCAAACTGCATACAATACAACTTATCGTGGCGGTGGGACAACTGAACCTGGTTATCTAATTCCTGGTTCATCAGATTGGTATAGGTATCATGGGCTAATAGGTACTTATGCACAACCAGCACAGGCAGAAGCATCATTTTTTGACCTTTATGACGCATGGAAAGCAAAACAACCGCGGGGCAGATAAATGGCAGAAAAATTTAGCGCGCAATGGTACGAAGAGAAAGCAAGAAAGCATAAACTAAAGACCTGGACGCCATCAGAGAGATTTCCCGAGATGGGTAAGGGCGGCAGACTTGATTTGCAGATGAGTACAGACTTAGCCGAAATGAAACCTTTTATAAAGGAGATAGAAAATAATCCAGAGCTTGAATATGCCTTATCGTCTAAAGCCAAATCACAACTGGCTCAACTTAAATTATATGCCCCAAGCTTATTTGTTGAAGTAGAGCCGTTAGTAAAGCCTAAGACTACTACTGAAACAGCATTACAGTCAGCACAGGAAACAGAACAGCAGGCTAAACTTTATGATGTGGGCGGCGCTACTCCTATGGAAACATATCTTAAAACTGGATACTTTCCTGAAACATCATTTATCGGTAAATGGCAGGCAGGACAGAAAACTTTAGGCAATAGGTTGCTTAGTATGATGTGGGCAGCGCCAAGAGCAAAGTCAGCCATAGCCAACGTATTAATAGCTAAAGCTAAAAGTGAAATTACACCAGAAATGAGACAGGGTTCTACCTTTGATAAAATGTGGGCTGCAACAAAACTTACAGCAAAACAATTGCCTACATATGGCAAAGAAGCTTTTAGAACTGGAGTACCTGCTTTTTTCGGGGTAGGTGAAGAAAAATATAGAGACTGGACTTGGGCTAAAACACTAAAAGAGCAATTAGGTGAAGAGGCCCCATGGGTTATTAAAAATTGGGAATGGACAAAAGACCAGGACGACTGGGTATATGGAACTAACTGGATACAGAAAGCAGGTTCTGCAATAGCTGGAAGCCCTGCCGATTTGGCTGGTCTTGTTTTAGATATTCTCACTGATGAACTAACTTATATAACTGGTGGCATAGGCAAGTCTGCAAAGGTAGGAACTATAGCAAAAAGTATAACAGCAAAAGGTGGGAAAGTAATATTGAAAAAAGGTTCTACGCTTGCACTCACCAAAGCAGGCTCAAGGCTTGTTGCTGAATCATTGCCTGATGCAATACCGATTATTAAAAAGATTTTTGCAAAAGAGATTGCTACTTTTATCGGTGAAGGTGCGCAGCAGTCAGCTAAAAGATTTATTGTAAAGAAAGCAGGCGAATACATAATTACAAATACTGCTAAAAAATTACCCGCTGCACAAGCTGCTAAATTAATTGAATATGGCGGACTGAAGTACATGGGTCAAACCATAATACCAGGTGAAAAATTTGCTCAAACTTTTGGCAAGGCATTTACGGGTGAAAATCTGCCGAAAATATTAAAAACCTTAAATAAATTTTTAAATCCCTTCGCTCAAGTCCCTGATGAAATAAGACCGATACTTTCAGCGCAGCAATCAATGGCACGTTCAAGATTTAATAAATTCCTATTTGATACTGGAGACGTAGTCAGACCGCTAAGTAAGACTGAAAAAAATACCCTTGCCGATGTCATGGCTATTGAGAGAGACTTGATGAAGAGTAAAAATGTAATTGCTGGCATTGGGAAGTTAGATATAGAGGAGATTTTACCAAAAGCTATTGTTAAATCAGCAGACGATTTGTATAGGGAATTAGATGATATCGGAAAAAGTATTGCCAAGATAAGGGACCAGATTGTAAAAGAGTCAGATGTTATTGTTCCCAAAGGGTTGACTGGTGAATTTATAGATAAGTTAAAAGCTATAGAAAATTATATCACTGACAGCGGTGGTATACGGTACACAGCAGAAATGGCTGATGAGTATAAGAGATTGCCATTTTACTTAAAAGCTAAAAAAGGATATTTGAATGCAAGTTCACTTGACGAAATGGCTGCCGATATTGCAAATGCTTACCCTGAATACGGGATAAAATATGGCAGAGATTTAATAACAACAATGAAAGATTTAAGGACTAAGGCTAAAGTTGGAATTACTGAAACATATCAATTTACCGATAGGGAGATAAAAGAAATAATTGACGATATGTTTCTTGCTGATTTTCGTGCACAAGCAAATGTTCCTGGATTTGCGGGTAAATTTCAAAAGGATAGCATCGCAGATTTAATAATTAGACAAGATGAAATAACTAGGAAACTTGTTACGCCAGGATTTGGCGAAGTCGGTATTAAACCTGTAACATTATTTCCTGAAATTAACTTAGATTCGATTATGTACAAAGAGCAAGTTAAAATTGATAAGTTAAACGAACTAATGTCTAAGCTCGATATTACTCCTAAAGTTAGCGCTGCACATGATAAAATCCATAATATGCTTGATACTGAATATGCTTTTATACAGTCAAAAATAGGAGACAAGGTAAAATATATGGAGCAATACTACCCTGCAAGATATGAAAAAGCTCCACTTCCATTCTTGACCAAAACAGCAGAACTTGGCAAAGAAGTGGCACCCTTTGAACTAAAACAGCAAATGACCTATCTCCAGGCATTAGAGGCAGGACTGAAGCCAAAATCAGTATTTGAAACACTTTCACAATATGGATTTGAGTCAGCACAAAGAACAGCAAGGGCGGACTTTTTAAATGAGGTTAAGCAGTTTGGCATGATGACTGACGAAGTAACAAAAGGTTATGTTAAAGCACGTGATGTTGCTGACAAAATAATACCTGAACTTAAGGGATGGCAGTTTCCTGATGAAATTGCAAAGACATTTAAGCGAACATACACTACATTCTTTGGCGATGATGCTACTAAAGCCATAATTAATGTTTATGACAGAGCTTTAACCGTATGGAAACGTATTGCGCTTGCCACTCCTGGATACCACTTGAGAAACTTTTATTCCGATACGTATTCGGGTCTTATGGAATATGGACTGGAGTTTTTAAATCCGAGACACTGGAACGATGCAATAAAAATCTGGACTGGTAAAACAGTTGTCCGCAACGGGCAAAAATATACAAGAGAAATATTTATGGAATACGGGGTAAGGGCAGGTCAGTATATGCAGGAAGCCGCACTTACGGGCGCCGCACCTGCAAGAATGATTGGCAAAATATCTCCTCTTGAATGGTCTGCAAGATTTGGTGCTGGACGTGAAAATCTCGGGCGTACTGTTGGGGCTTTAATTAGTTTAGAGCATGGTAACAACATTATAGACGCTGCATGGACAGTTAAAAAAGTATTTTTTGATTACGCTTCATTGACTGCTGCTGAAAAAAATATAATGGCAAGGATATTTCCTTTTTATAGATGGATGCGTAAAAACTTGGAGCGTCAGTTTGAATTAATCCTTACAAGGACTGGCAAGTATGCAACAATACCTAAGATGATGAACTATGTTGAAAATGTAGCTGCCACAAGATATGGACAGGACTACATGGACGAATACGGTAAATTTAAACCTGAATATTATGAGAGACTTGGGGCGATGGTAACTGGAGCTACAAACGTACAGGGACAACCTCTTGTATTTAACCCTAACCTGCCTTTTCAGGATTTACTGTCTTTTGGTATTAAAGACTTAATTAACAAGGTAACACCACTGTTAAAAATGGGTATTGAGATACCTGGCAAAAGAGAAATATTTACAGGAGCATACTTAGATTTTGATAAAATGAAGCCTGCCCCCCAGTGGCTTGAAGTTCTGGTCGGTAAACTGCCTGAAAGCTTATTGGTACAGATGGGTATGGAAAAAAAGAACGGAGAGCTCCAAATGTCTGGAGCTACTGAATACGTGTTAAAACAGGTTCCCACACTTTACAATTTAAGCAGGGCAATGCCTGCCGAAGAAACTGCTAAAACACCGCTTGACCTGCTGTCAATGCTTGGCGGAATTAAATTCTTTAACCTAGATTTAGAAAAGCAAAAGGAATATAAATATAAACAGTTTACAACAAGCATGAGCAAGCTGTTAAAAAGGAAAGTCCCTGAAGAAGAATTAATCCCCCCTAAGGATATGGAGCGTGTATACAGGCAGATTTATTCAGATTATGTAATTGCCAATATAATGCAGACCAAGAATTATGATATTAATGAAATAGTCGAATTTAAAGATATGACCAAATATAGCGGTTCAACAAAAGAGATTGACCTGTTCATTGACTTAATGCAGAAACCATACAAAGATGAAATGGCTAAGATAAAAGGTAAGACCCTGCCTGAACTTGCGCAGATACTTTCAGATTTGGGTATTATCCCTACAGCAGAGGAAGTCAATATAGTATTACAGCAGTTAAAGGCACAGCAATAAGGGGGCAATATGAGCGATGGAAGAAGATTTGAGGACAAAGTAGGAATAGAAGAGTTGATGGATACACCTGACAAGGAATTAATGGCACGAATTTATCAGCAAGTTTTAAAAACCAATGGGACAGTAACGCAACACTGTAAGGACATAAGCGAACTACAAACTGAAATGAAAGAGAAAATAAGCTGGAAAGTAATCAGGAATATGATAATCCTTTTAACAATTATAATTTCAATTTTATCTATTCCAAGTTTAATATTTAATATCATAAATCTGGTGGTGATGAAATGATAAGAATAGGCGGTTCTGTTGGATGTCGTTTTTCTCGTCCCATAATAGGCACTACTTGTTTTGAAGCACGTATCCTACAAAATTCAGAACACAAATTTTTCTGGGTTGATAGCCAATTCTGTATAACAAATAAGATATATCTAATTGTGAATATTGATACTTTTTTAACAGGATCCCGTTGGTTGCCTACATCACAAGCTTTAAGAGATTTTGTTATTGCTACAAAGAACCAGTTAAAATCTATAGGTGCAACTAAATTTAATTGTCGCTTTACATGGGACAATGAGAGTAATGAGTATTGTGGCTTTGATTATTACTGGAGCTGTCTTGCAGTGATCCATGACGCTTTAGGCAGTGAGTTTGATTTAGGGGCAGGTAATTTTCATACTACAAGAATTGACTGGTATAATAGTTTAGGTAATAAATACAGTCAAGGCTATTACGAAGTATTAGATGTACACTTTCAGGACGGCATGGACAATGAAAGTAACATTGATTTCATTGCAGGTAAATTTAAAGCAATAAAAGACGGCTTCGGCATCAAGCGAATAGCAGTTACAGAAGGAAATAACTTCTGGAATGTATCTACTCAACGGGGACATGATTTAGTCAAATATCAAATCAATACAGCGGAAAATATAGGCTGTGAGGATTTTTGTTTTCCATTTGTGAACTGGACTTCAAATAATGTAGAGAGGCATAAAAATTTAACATATTGTATAGATGGTAATCCTATTAAGGATAGTAATGATAATGTACTACCATTCTGGCAGGATATGTTAAATCTTATTTTAGCAAAGAAACCTATAATAA